CAGGGTCAGTTCCGGGTGGGCCTTCGTGGCCTCGTCAATCAGTCCGACGACGCCGTCGGACCCGTTCGCTTTGGCGATGTCAAGCAGAGTGGTCAGTGCCATGTTCAGTTCCCTTCCTTCTTTCTGGTGCAGTCGATTTCAGCGGCGAAGGCCGCGAGGTTGTCGCCGACCTTCCCTTTGAGTTCCGCCCGTCGCTTCGCCCGCGCATCGTCGCGCTTCTCGGGCTGGAACGTCACGGGCGCCTTCTCGCCACGGTCCAGGGCCGCCAGGCGGGCCTTCAGCGCCTCGTTTTCGGCGCGGAGTTCCTGGGCATGGAGGGCCTGGGCCTCGGCCAACGTCTTTCCGGCGGCGAACCACTCGCCGCCCTTTGGGCCGAAGGCGTCGAGAAACGCCTTACACTCGGCCCGCCCGTCCGACAGTGCCGCAGCGCCGGGTGCGGCTGGCGGGGCGGCCTTGCCCGCCGAAGCCTCGGCGGAGGCGGGGGGCGCCTGGGCATCCTTCTTTTCCGCGTCGACGGCCTTCGGGGCCTCGGCGGGTGCTTCAGTTTTCGGCGCGTCAACGGCCGGCGCGGGCACCACGGCGGGTGGCACGGCCTCAGCGGGTTTCTGTTCGGACATTGCGGGTTCCTTTCCTGATTGCGTGAACGTGACGTGAATGTTCTCGCCCTGGGCGAGTTCGGATCGGGTGTTCATGTCGGCCCCATACGGGCACACGGCCACGCCCCGCAGCGGCCACTCGCGGATGACGATGCCGGGACCGGCGAACTGGAAGCCGTTCACCTGCGCGGCCTGGCCCTGGGCAACCTCCTCGACCTTGATGCCATCGCCGCCGAAGTAGATGGATGCCTCGTAGGGCACGCCGGCCTTGCTCTTGTGTATGACCTCCGTAGCCCGGTCGCTGTCCTTGAACGGCGTCAGCGCGCCCGAGGCCACTAGGTCCCCGGTGGAGGTGTCGAACTTGTTCAGGTAACCGAGCACCTCGGTCGGATCGTGGCAGTAATCGATGGGCAGCCGGTCCTTGTGCAGCCGCAGGCCCGCCATGTCATGGACCACGCGGCCCCAGAACCAGTGCTGGACGGGCTGGGCGGTGCGGGCCTTCATGCGAATCGGCGCGCTCTTGGCGCCCTCACCGTTGTCGCCCAATTCAAACGGCCCGACGACCATCCGCAGCGCAGACGCCGGCACGCTGCCTGTCTGGCGGGCAGATTCCAGCGTCATGGTGCCTGGCTCAGCCATTGGAGATCTCCACAATCTGGGCATTGGCGGCGGCGACGTTCGTGGGCAGGCCCAGGGAATCGAGGTACTCGTTCTCCGACGCCAACTGGTCGGCCACGTCATAAAAGTCCTTACCCTGCTGCTTCAGCACGTCCGTGCGCGAGGCAAGGCCGGCGCCGATGGCGGCGATGTCGGCGTTCACTTCCTTCAGCGGGTCAATCCACGGGATGCCCTTGGCGATCCACTCCCACCGCAGGTTCGCCAGCGCCATGCCGCGCGGCAGTTCCAGCGCCCCGTCGGCGATGAACAGGCGCAGCCGCCACGCCGTGAGGTTATTGAGCATGAGCCGCACATCGTGCCGCTTCACGTCGGCCGACTGCTCGTACTGAAGCAGGGCCTGCCGCGCGCCGGAGTAGTTCGTGTGGGCCTCGTCGAAGAACGAGTAAGGGATGTCCAGGCCCTTGAGGGCGGTCTGAATCATTATCTGCGAGAACGCCTGGAACTCGGTCGACGGCGACCTGGACTCCAGGAACTCCGCGCGGTCGCCGGCTTCCAGATCCAGGAGGACCGGCCCGCGGCCGAAGTCCACTTGGTAACCCTTCTCCGGCGTGCCGTCGCCATCCGCGTCCTCGCCGGTCACCTCGCCCAGCGGCTCGGCCGCCTCGCGGTAGAACGCCAGGGCGAACATCTGGGCCACCTTCGCCTTGGCCAGGGCGTAGTCGAACCCCTCGTAGGTGTCGCGCAGCGTGTTGATGGCGGCGGCCAAGGGCGAGATGCCCCGCACCTGGTCGAAGCGGTCGAAGAAGGCATGGTGGACGACATACGGGGCCGGGATGAGGCGCTCGAACGCGAAGTCGGCACCGCTAGCGGGCCGCTTGCAGACGGCATAGCCCAGGGCCTGGCCCGCCTCGTCCACCTGGACGCCGTGGACGAACGCCGTGGGGATCACGCCCTGCGGCAGGCCGCTCGTCGGCGTCTGGACGCGGTCGCCCTCGATAGCCTGGAGGCGGCCGTCGGAGAGTTTCAGGAAGAAGATGTCGCCGTCCACGGTGCGACGTTCCTCGGCCAGGCGCACGAGACGCGGGAACGAATGCCGCGCGGCCACGTCGCAGTTCGAGGGGCGGGACCACCAGTCCATCAACGTCTCGATGCGCCCGTCGAGTTCGGCGCTCCCGGTACGGGACTGGAACGAGAAGGTGCTCACGTAGTCGAGGTGCTTTCGGATGGCCCAGGCGGCGATGGTGAAGTTCCGGTGGATGTCGCGGGAGGCCGAGGTGAGTTTGCGGCGCTGGTGGGGGAGGAGTTCCTTGTCCTCGCTCCGCAGGCGGCCTGTCGGCGCCTGCCGCCGGTTCTTCGACTCGACGGCGTCGTAGCCGAACAGGTAACGCCCCGCTTTGTGCAGAAGCCCAGTCATCAGAATCCACCCAGATTGATGCTCGCCGCCTGCGGCCGCTGGTTCTTCTCGCGGGCGACCTCGCGCTTCCAGTACCGGTACTTCGCCTCCACGTCGGCGTAGCGGACCGACTGGCCGTCCACCGAGACGGTGTCCAGGCCGGCGCTCGTCTGGAGGAGCGTCTCGTACTTTGAAAGCATTGTTTCCGCGAACGTCGCCATCGTTGATCCAAGTCGGACAGGCGTGGCCGGGCCAAAAGAAGAAGGCTGTGCAGAAGGAGCAGGCTCCTGCACAGCCTTTCGTTGCCTTCGACCCGGCCCGACCGGCGGAGGATCAGTCCGCCTGTCGCGCCCGTCGCGTATTCAGTTGTCCGCCACTTGATCTATACGACCGAGACCCGCCGCAGTCAAGCGCATGATCTGAATCTATGGGCGAAGCCAAGATACTGCTTTCCGTTTGCTTTTGGGCCAATCGTAGGGTATAGTTCTGGACGACAGTGACGGCCGGACACGCTCGATGGGAGTCGGGCGGAACGGCAGGTTGTACGTCACGTTAATCTGAGTGAGTAACGTCAGGGCGATTTCCGGGGAAGTGCTGGAGACCGCCCTTTTTCTTTGGACCGTGTAGCACAAAAGGAGATTGGCGATGATCAGCGTAAAGAACGTGGCGAAGGTGGCGGTCGTACTGGCGGTGGTTTTGGGGTCATGCAATTCAGGGGCACTAACCGCCCTCGCGGGGATCGCGCCGTCTCCGTTTTCGTTACCCACCTCGCAGGGGTTCGACAACCCGATGTTCTGGGTGATGTTCAACCCACAACCGGAGCCGCCGGGCTCCTGGATGCTCATGGATGCCTCCGATCCATACGCTCCTGTCTTCACGATTCCCAATCTGCAAAATGGATCGTTCGCGCTCGCCTTTGACATTCAGACCGCCACGACGCCGTTGACCTACCAGGCCGCGGCCAGCGGAAACGAGATTGTGTTCTCGATCTTGAGGCAGAGGTCACTTACGCCTTCAGAGCTCGCCTACACAGCGAGATTTACCTTTGCCTCTGGTAGCCAAGGCTTGAACCTGGGCTCCGGCGTCATGTTCAACCCCCAGCCGGAACCGCCCATATTTCCCTATCATGCAACCTTCTCTCTGCTCGACCCCCTCGGCGGACCGCTTTCGCACGGCGATGTTTCGATTACGCTGCGTCTGACCGACGCCCAGGGTGAGCCTGTCGCCATGCAGTCCGTTCCCGAACCGATCTCGCTTGTTTCTGGCGCCATGGGCCTTGCGTGCGTGGGGGCTTACCTCAGGCGGCGTACGCGCACGCGCTAACCGGCGCACGAAAGTCGGCTACAGGTACTCCTTGTCGGTCCTCACCTGCCCGCAGTCCAGGCACCGGCACCGGCGGCGAACAATCTCTGTGTAGGGCGTGCCATCGGCGCGGAGGCCGGGGCATTTCTGGACCATGCGGCCCCAGTATTCGCTCCGGCAGGCGCTGCCGCACTGGGGACAGTGCGACCGCTCGACCACGACCACATCCACCGCGTTCTTGCTCCCCTTCGGACGACCGACATGCTTCGCTGCCATCGTTTCTTCTCCTACAGGTATGCCACGTGCTTTCGGTTTCGTTTGACCTTCTTCGGTACCGTGCCGCGAAAGAGCGAGACGCCGAGCATCGAGGCCGCCGCCGAGCATCCCACCAGACAATCCAGCCAGTGGTTATCCACGGCGTTGGCCTTGAGTTTCCACTCGTCCACCGTGCGGCCGCGCGCCTCGGTCCGCACGCGGTACTCGGCGGCGAGGTGTTCTGAAAGCAGCCGATGCTCCTCGGCCTTTGCACCGAACAGACTCAGGCATCCCCGGTCGCCCATCGCCACCGCCAAGCGGGCGTGGACGAACGACTTCCAGTAGTTGGTGTCGATGTGGACGGTCCTGAGTTCCCGCGTGCCGTGAACCGCCGGGACGCGCCAGTAGTGGCCGTAGAGGTCGCCCTTGCGACGCTTGTACTCGGCGAACGCCTTGCTGGACGCCCCGACGCCGACGCCTTTTGAGGGCATAAGGATCGCCGCGCGGCCGCTGCGGCGGATGGCCAGGTACACCGTGTCGGGCACGTACCCGGCGTCGATAAGGCACCGGCCGACCTGCATCACGGCCCCGTCGTCGCGCTTCC